CCAATCGCGTATGCCAACAGACAAAAAATAAGCGGCACTTCATACGGTGGCCTGAGAATTAACACCAGCCTGCTATGGAGCCAGATTTACAGCATCGGCGGCGGTCAACTGCTCCGAGCCGTCTTTCTAGTAGGCGAGGCAAACGTCGAGGGTATTGATCCCACACAATTTGCTATCGGCAACAACATTATTAGCGGATACGACCTGGCACGCCGAGACGCAGGGCGCATCTGTTTGTATTACAGCCAAGACGGTGGACGACTTGTTAGCAGTGATTACATAGCAGGTGTTGAGCCCAGCAAAGACGTAGGTAATGCCCAGAACTCACGAGATGGAAATGGAAACCTTGACAATGAAAATGGTGATGTTTTTGAGGTCCGTGGTCCAGGCGACACATGGACACAAAATTTCTGTTACACCAGCAAGCCAAGCAACCAAACCAAATTTGGCCTTTATGGCTTCATTGGTAACAACCTGCCGTTCAGGATTAACCCAACCTTTCGCCCCGCTGTTATCGCACAAACAAGATCAGATGGAGAGTTGAATTGCAAAGGAGACGGCCAACAAGTATCTGCCCGTAAAAAACAAAACTATGTATTTCCTGGCCGTACAGGTTTGACCGTACTTAATGACAACCCAGTTACTGGTAGCCAAAACTTAGCGGTCGGCGATGTAGTCGAGTTGAACATTTATTCAACTACGGATGCTTTACGCACGTTTACCAATTTGAATGGTGAAATAAGCTGCACTGACGTAGGCCAATCCGTCTCATCTCGTCAACGCTCTATCGATGAACAGGTTAATTACGGCGAGTTGTACCGGATCGGCAGTGCATTTGGAATCTGCATCAGCCGAACAGCAGAACCATTTGTTTCCGATGCAGACAACGATCCTGTTGGTAATGGAACGGATGTAACCGCAAAATTTGAAATTATCCGCCCTGGCATCTGCAATTTTTACTCTGGATCAGACCTGCAAAGCTCTGGAGGTGTCACGGCAACAGAAGCGGCCCATGTACTCAGTGCAGCAGAAGCAAACGTTTCAACAGAACGACAAGGAAGGATTGTTGAAATTGGATTACGCAGCCAGTCACAAATTAATATTTCAGGACTATGCAGCTTTAAAGACGGCAGAGGATATCAAACAATTGATGATGATGCTTGCAATAACGACGTTAATCAACAGGCACAAAACGCCAACCTTATTAACTTTATTAGCGGTAACTACTCAACATTTGAGACCAGATACTCATTCTTCCGCGTTGCCTACAGAGTGGCAGGGACAGACAACCAATGGACAAACATCGACCAGTTATTTGGCGTGCGATCAACAACCGGCGTCGCAGTTTATAACTACTTGCGAATCGAGTTTAGCCGACCCCAACGCTGGGACATAAGAATCACGCCAATTAGCGGCTGGGAAATACGCAACAACATCCAACCCGGCGATCTGATTGTGCTTGACCCACACATGGACAATCGCTTAAGTGCTTCCAGCGCCTCAACCGTGACAAGCGATGCGGTAACCGTGCAATACACAGGCGAACCCGTAGCACGATCACAAGACATTTTTGGCATCCCAAGTTTTGACGGTAGCGAAGTCGTTGGGAATGGATTCGGAGCCGATGACAGCACCTTTATGGTTGACGCATGGGCACGATTAGCAGAAAGCTTTATTTATAACGAAGTGACAGCTACAACATCACAACCTGAGCATGAACTGGTTTACCTGAATACCATTACTGAAAACACCACTGGAACGCCTGAATACGAAAACTTAGCAATCATCGGGATGAACATCCGCAGCAGTAAAGAGATTTCTACACTTAACCAATTGAGCGTATATGTAAATGTGGGCGTAAAAGCGACGAGCAACTTCCCCGAAGTTCTTTACGACCTGCTTACGAACAAAAGATACGGCGCAGGCAAAGTAATGAGTCCTGCTCAGATCGATAAAGACTCATTTGATGAAGCAACAACATGGGCTTATAACAGGCGGTATTTCTTTGATGGAGCAGTCAGCGAAAAGATTAACCTTCGCTCTTGGGGTGCAGCAACAGCTCAGAACTTCCTGCTCGACCTGCTGATGCGTAACGGTAAGTTTGCGTTGCAACCTGTCGCCAACTTCTACGGACCCGAAACATTTACGGGATTATTCAGCAGCGGCAACATCATCGAGGATTCATTTGAGCTGAGCTACGTCGATGAGCAAGACCGCATCCCGCCTCGCATCTCAGTGATCTGGCGTGAAGAACGAGAAATTAGCGCTGAGAACAGCAAGGGCTTGTTTCCTGTGGTTCGTGAAGTCACTGTCCGCGAAGTAGACACCCCAGAAGACGCCCCACTAGAAAAGATCGATTTGTCTGATTACTGCACGTCACAGCAGCACGCGATTGATGTTGCTAAGTGGACTTGCAGAACCCGTAGGCTGGTGACTCATACCGTTTCATTTAAAACTGTTCCAAGTGAGGCAGCACTAGATCTCGGCGCAGTGTTTAAGCTCGGGATGGAAACAGTCACTTACAACCAACCAGCGAATGGCGCTGTTTCAGATACAGGAGAGGTGACATCATGGCCACCATTAAGTGATGGAACCTACCCCGTTATTCTCTGGGATGGAGCGTCAAGCGAACTGCGGGAAGTGAACCTGACCATCACTAACGGCAAGAGCACCAGTTACGCCGGTTCGGTGTTTTGTGTACGCGGCACCGCCAGTAACGTGCAGTCCTATAAAACGATGATGTTGTCATTTGATGAAGACGGAAATATCGAGGTTGAAGCGATCTACTTTCCAACCGATGCAGCAGGCAATAGCGATCTGGCCGCAAATTGGGACGTAGACTGGGTTATAGAAGGAGTGGATTGATGGCAACTTCATTCAGCACTCTGGAAACCTGCGGTCCAACAAAACGATCATTTACACCAGGCCAGTTTGCGACCAAGCGCTTTAACTCAATCAGCGGCGCTGGAACCACCCGCCTGTATGGAAGCAAAACGTTTGATGCACAGTTGCAGATGACTTTCATACTTAACGATGCTGATACCTGCGCTTTCCTGAAATGTTGGGATGATGCTTATGGCGATTACGACACGATCACGCTTCCTGCTGAGTTTTTTGCGGGTGCCAGTTCCGTATTGGATTGCGGCGTTCCAGAGTACCTAAACTGGAGGTGGGCGAAAGCTCCTTCCGTTGAATCTCTACTGCCAGGCAGGTCCAGGGTTCAAGTCAACCTTATTGCAACTCTTGACGCATGACTGTATTAACTGGAGCAGATGGGCAGCTTTTTAGCGGCACTCAGGCATTTGCTAAATGCCGAGATTGGAGCATAACGGTAAATAAAGACGCCCTAGAAGACACCTGTCTCGGAGCGTATGACCGAACTTATGTTCAAGGCTTGCGTGGGACGACAGGCAGCGCAACCCTCCTCTATGACCCAAGTAATTCGGTAGCAAATGATTTTCTAAATTCGGTGATGGAAGATATCCCGTCAACGCAAGAAGTCACGTTCAAATTGAACCGACGCGGGCTAGCGGATGGGGGTGGATCTTTTAAATGCACAGGCTTCTTGACTAGCGTCAGCCCTAGTGTTTCCGTTGGAGATATTCAGGCGGTTAGCGTCTCGTTTCAGGTAAGCGGTAAACCTGAGGGTGGCTTCTAATGGCGGTTTTAGGGACAGGCGGGAAACTGTTGCTGAAGCGCGAGGCACCTGAACCTTGCTTGGTCAATCCTGAATCAGTTGATCCCGAAGGCGACATTATTTTCAGTCTTTGTGATGGGTATTGGACTGGCGACCATATCAGTTCTGATTGCCTACCTGTAAGCAATGGGCAGTTCCCGCCCGGTCCCTCAGGATATGCAACGTATTTCGGGAGCAAGTTTTTTCTAGGGCCAAATCGAGACCATATCAGCAGTGCCAAAGATGCTTTTTATAAGCCCAGCACTGAAGACTATCCCGATGGCGTGTTCGGGGATGACTCGCAGTTTTATTGCCGAGCGGGCGACGTATCAGGCGGGGAGGAAATCGTTAATTGCAGCCCTGGTGACTACTGGATTCATATTGATCCATTAGGTCATGTCAGCTTCTATTACAGCCGTTGTGATGCGTTGGCAGGGTGCAAGAGCACAAG